CAGAGTTAGCCATTTTTAATTCCTCCTATACGTGATTTTTAACTGTATCTGATACTTTGCTGCGCTGCTCCCGACCTGTACCGGATATCCGGTCAGTGTAGGTACGATGGATTTGACGTATCCGCCGGACCATTCCGGGAAATTCCTTGCTGTATTCTGCTCCAAGATCCATTCAACAACGGCCTGATGAAATCCCAGGTTCGCAAGGTTCTGCTGAATGTCAGCGCCGTAATGCTCTTTGGATGCAAAAATGAAATTCTGTGTTTGGATATCGTCCAGGACTTCCTCACCCAGAATGTTTTCGTGATACCGCAGAGTAGAAGGAACCGCATAAATCGCGTATTCTGTCGGATTCTCCGCCACATAATCCACACGGAACCAATTCCCTTTCTGTATCACGGGACAGGTACGGAACCAGTCTCTCAATGCCTCTGTGTTATTTATGTCCGGCATTCCGATTACCTCCCTACTGCTCTTCGTGCCTCTTCTATGATGTCCTGAAGGTGGTCTGCCTTCATGCGCTCAAACCAATAGGATCCGGCAAGTGGGTTCGGTTCCTGACTGTATTCCAGCGGCCTTCCCGTCGGATGCTTCTCTCTCCCGGGTGGCGAAAACCATCTTGTAGGCTCTCCGCTGTCATCCTCAAAAACCGGAATATTCGGACCATAGACCTCACCATAATACATATAGTGGGCATACGGTCCGGGATACACCACTTCACCGCTGCCTATGGCTGTAACTGAGTAAGGGCTTCTCGCAAGCGTTCCGGTATCCCATGGAACATACTGCATATCGTAGCGGATGACCGCCGCGTCTATGGCCTTCTGGACCATTCCGCCGGATTCCAGATTAAACCGCGCAAGCAGCTTTTCTGTATCCAGATCCATGAATTCCTTTCTCGCTTTGAATTCGATCATGCCCCCACCACCTTCCAGTGCTTCGCGTGCGACCGCCTGCTGCTGTCTGTCACGCCCAGGATCGTTACCAGTTCCCCATACTTTTCCTGCAGCTGTGCAGGCTGCATAGGTTCCGTTTCCTCTCCATGCACTATGACATCACCTTGTTTCAGGGTAAAAACGGTATTAGGATCACCTCCCGCATATGCCGCAGGCGGGACATATGCCTTATCAGAGAAATCCGCGTCAACAGGGATACGGATTATGAATTTATTAGCTGCTTTCAATCCTGAAGAATCTACATTCGATGCAATTTCACAGAACCACGAAACGCCCCGGATGATTGTAGGGACGTACAGGTCATACCCCTTGTCATCATCCAGGCGCGTGTTAAAAACAGTTATCGTCTCATTACATTCTTTCATCCGTACACCCCCCGGTAAAGTAACGGTGTACCGTAGTCATCCTTTTCGCCGTATAACAGGCTTCTCACGGTTTTATACAGACTCGCCTCTGCAGCCGCCGCCTGGTCAGATGCACTTCCGTAGCTTTCCGAATATCCGTCAGTATTGAAGGACGCGACAACCGGATTATCCGTTTGCGCGTCCACACCGAATTTTCCGTCCAGCTTAATAATCTGCATCATGCACAGCTTGACTGCTTCCGGCACTGCTGCCATGTTCTGAACACGGCAGTCTGTCCAGTAGTCAATCCGCTTTCTTGCCCTATGCTCAAACAGAATGAAATCCGTTTCCGGGAGATCCCCGCCGTATCCTTTGTACTCTTCGTATGTCAGGTACATCATGTGTAGCACCTCCCGTCTTCAGCAGAAATCCCTGGACAATCAGCCCAGGGAAATGATACGTGCAATCGGGATAGCCTTGTGAGCGATATACTGTTTGGTGTCTCCGGTGCTGTTTACCAGCTCCCAGTTCTGACCCTTTTCCAGTTCCGCATCAGTCGGGGACAGAGAAGTCATGCTCTTCTTCGTGAAGGAAATACCATACGGAGCAAAGCACTTTCTCTGACGGGAATACAGGGTATCCTGGCCGCCGTTCTTGGCCGGATCACGGTCAGTCTCATACGGGACCTTTGCGCCGCAATCGGTGTACTCGATAGCGCCGTCACCCAGAACATAGGTGGTATAGGTAGTCTTCGCATCCGCACCAGTTCCGGTAGTCTTGACCGGCATGTTATCGTCCACGAGGACGGTTCTGCCGTTCAGCGTACCGATAGCAAGGTCACGCTGCATACCGGAAGCGTCCGTGTACTTCAGATAGGCCAGAAGTCTCAGGTTTTCAAGGTTCGTCGCGACAAAGGAATGCATGATAGCCAGGGAGAACTTACCCTTGTTATCACCGCAGGCCTGCTGCATAGCGATATTCAGAGTAGTTCCGTCCATTACACCGGTAACACCCTCACTGTTCTCCTTCGCAGTGATGTCCAGGGTATGGCCATCCACGAACTTCTTACCTTCGGTATCGGTCATAGCAAACACGCCGTTCAGGATATGAACGATCGTAGCCTGATCGACTTCCTCCCAGTATTCAGCGATCTGCTGTGCCACGTTCTCCAGGAAGTCAACGCCTCCGGTGATATCGTAGCTGAAATCACGCTCAACCCAGGACTGCGCGCGGCCGACAACGACACGGGAATGACTGAAGGTCACGGTCTCGTTGGAATCGATGTCAGTGTTACCGTCATAGTTCTGGACTTCAGCGCCATTGATGAGGCCATACAGCGGAGTGGTCAGATAGTTGCCGCCCACCTGATCGGCCATAGCTGCAGCAAGATCCGGTCTCGGACGTACAGCGCGGGAACGAATCAGCTCGTTTCTGTTGAGGTTCGGAATACGGTCAACGTACTTCTGGAATACCTCTGCATTAAAAAGTTTGTTATCAAAAATACCAGGCATTTCTATTCTCCTTTCTGGTAGTCAGCGGAAATCAGCTCTCAAAGTTGATTTCCATGTTCGGGTTTTCATTTTTTGCCTTCATAGCTTCCGCCAGAGACATCTTATGAGGGTTAGGATTGGACTTTCCCGGAAGCACAATCGTAGGAGTCGGATCCGCCGGTTTCGGATCTGCTGCAGGCGTTTCTTTCACGAATGCACCCGGATCATTCTCCTGGTACTTCGCCACAAAGTCTGTGTAGCCCATCAGCGTATCGCCATCCATCTTGAATCCCTGTGCAATGGCCTCCCTGATAAAGTCTTTCTTTGCTGCCGCGCTCGTGAACTTCAGTTCACCGGCCTTGCTTCTGACAGCATATTCATAGGCCTGCTGCGCGTTCTTTGCTTCCCATGCCTTACTGTCCTTGTCATACTTGGACTGAAGCGCGGAAAGCTGTTTCTGAGCTTCTGCAAGCTGTCCAGCGTCCGCCTGTGCAGCTGTGAGCTGTTCATTCAGGCCGGCAAGATCGGTGTCTCTCTGCGCTATCTGCCCCTGAAGGTCAGTTACCTGAGATTTCAGGCCGTTCACTGTGTCATCAAACTTGTTCCGGCTCACGTAGGACCCGTCCGCAATATTGACAACATTCAGTTTGCCTTCGGCTACCTTTGCCGCAAGCTGGTCATAGGTCAATGCTTCATCTCCGAAAAGTGCTTTCAAAAATTCCATGTCTGTTCCTCCTGTCGTTCATGCTTGATTTAATTTGTATTTCCGCTGCCACTCAGCGGTATGGCTGAACCGTCGCATTTATATCCCTGCAACGCCGGGTAGTAGATATATGAAAAGCCCCTGATTTCTCAGAGACTTATCAACAAAATTATATTTTTCGGAGTTTTAACCCCGATTTTTGCGGAAAAATTACGAAAATCGTCACATAATGTGTAGATTTAGTCCTTTATTACCACATTTTCCAATTTCACATAAACATCAACATAGGTTTCGCCCTTGTCCCCGTTATAGGTAAGCTCATAGTATTTGTTATCCGGAACCGTAGTGCTTACCAGAGCTTTCCAGTTCTGCAGCGTCTTACTGAACCAGACCACATATACATCCTCCATGCTGATCTGTACGCCGTCGGTTACGTCAGCATGGCTGTTGAAATAGTCTCTTACAATCTGCCTCGCTTTTTCCTGCATTTCTTAGCCCTCCATATCCTTTACAATCCAGTCATCCGCCAGCATATCCGCCTGAGATGCAAGCCATCCGATCTGTACGCCGGAAGTTCCAACAAAGGCAAGCGCTTTATTCCCGATTGCCTCATGTTCTGCGTTTACGATTTCACCGGCTGCGTTTTTGTAGGACAGACATGTTGCCAGTTCAACATACTGGTTTTTACCATTCCATCCTTTGCGCTGAATCCTCGCTCCTTCTTTTACCTTCTGAATTGCTTCTCCAAAAGTCATTTGATTTGCCTCCTTTATACTTTAACCATCCTGAAGCCCTCCACGCTCATGCGCTCTTTTCGGGCTTTCAAGCCTGATGCTTGAACAACTTCCTGATACTTCCTTGCCAGGTTATTGATACGGATCTGACATTCTCTTCGGAGAACATCATCACCGGCAATCCTCGCGGCATTGGCTGTATCCTTCTCCCGCCGGAAC